CTCTTCCCCCGCGTGTTACAAATTACGGATTTTGTAACTTGTCATGGCTAAGGGGAAATTGTCCTTGGTTGATCTGAAAGCCCTAGAAACCGTTTTATATTATTATAAATACATATTGATTAGTGATGGATATGGATTGAATGAATAATACCGGATCGGCAGCCTAGAATGGACTGCATGGGCCAAGGGGGGCCGTGTGGGTGTGCACCCCACATTGCTTGCCCCAAAATTTTTTTTGACTAATATTTTCCCATGTGTTAGTTATAGGGCATGGTTAAATGTCCAAAGTGCAAAACAAGAGTTGAAAAGGTTGGTTATTGCAATCCGTGCAAAAGGCAGTATCATGCAGCGTGGGTTGAGAAGAACCGTGAGCGGGTGAAAGAGCTGAAGCGTGATTGGTATGAGAAAAACCCGTTGCGTCATTCTGCCCGTGAGAAGTACAGGGGTGCTTTGCGGTCTGGGTTATTGGTTCGCCAGCCTTGTGAGGTTTGCGGTGACGAGAAGGTTGACGGGCATCACGATGATTACACGAAGCCTTTGGAAGTCCGGTGGCTGTGCCGTAAGCACCATTTGGAGTATCACCGCATGATACGGCTTGAGAAGGGCGTGGCTGTTTACCCGCCTCCGATTAAGAAACCTAAGTCTGAGTCTAAATACCCGTTTGCCAAGATGGAAGTTGGCGACAGCTTTTACGTTGAGGGCGACGAGAGGCTTTGCGCGGTTGTTCGGACTTTGGCGCATAGGTTTGCTAGGGGGTCTGAAATTAAATTTGTCACTCGGCGCGATGAGAATGGCGTTCGAGTATGGAGAGTGAGTTAGCGCTCGTAGTTCAGTTGGATAGAACGTCGGTCTACGAAACCGAAGGTCGGAGGTTCGAATCCTTCCGAGCGCACCAATGAAGGGGTTGAGGATGAGAGTACATACGCTGGCGTGGCCTGATGTCGATACGCGAATGATTAACGCGCATGAGATTGTTATGAGGCATTTTGGGTTGAGTCCGACGTATTATCGGGTTCACATGCCGCATGGCGAGTGGATGGACAAGGTTTGCAAAGATGAATTTGAGACGGGTGCGGAGGTTGTTTGCTTTCTGGAGATTGATTGCGTTCCGACCTGTGAGACAATTATGGCTAGGGCGTATCGCTGGGCGAAAGAGAATCGGGGGATTCTTGGCATTGCTCAAAGTGCTAACCACCTTGATCCTTGTCACATTTACGCTGGTCCGGCTTTTTATATGGTCCACCGTGAGGCTTGGCAGAAAATTAAAGATCACTACAAAAACATTTCTTTTTCTGAGAAGCAGGATGGAGACGTGGCACAAGTCGTTACCAAGTCTGCTGAGAGACTGGGTGTGCCTGTTCGCGCTGTATATCCTACTCACTATTTGTATCCTGCCGACGAGGGACGATGGGCTTTGGGCAATTATGGATATTTTGGCAGGGGCACTCACTATAACGGTGGGGTGTTTCACATGTTTCAGGGTCGCACAAACAATGCGATCAATACTTTCGTAGACGTTTGCGGTAAGATCGTTGGCAATACTTTTTCAACTGACGGTTGGTATGAAAGCACAAAGTTATGAATTGGCAACCAATTGAAACTGCTCCAAAGGATGGAACGCCTGTGTTGATTAAGAGCTACAACCAAATTTCCATTGGGGTTTATAATGATAAAATATTTGGAAATTGGCAGTGCTGTTACGCAGCTCAATTATTCAGCGCAGGATGGGAAGCATATAAAAGTGACAATGCCCTTCCGCTCCCAACCGATTGGATGCCATTGCCGGAACTTACAAAATGAAGTTTGACCTTCAGGCGTTTTACAAATTCTGCGCTGAGTTAAGTATTGAAACCAAAGAGCATGGCCTGAAGAAGATGGGCAATCTTCTCGGCACTCAGACCTATGTGATGAACGAGATCGCTCAAGGTCTGGAAGACGACAAGCACTTCTTTGTTATCCTGAAGGGGCGGCAGCTTGGAATTACAACTATATCTCTTGCTCTTGATCTTTACTGGCATTTTATACATCCTGGTCTTCAGGGAACACTGACGACTGACACGGAAGAAAACCGTGACATGTTCCGGCAGACGCTTGCCATGTATATGTCTGGCCTGCCCAAGCAGTATAAGATTCCTGAGATCACGCATAACCGTAACTCGCTGACGCTAAAGAACCGCAGCCGTTTGTTTTACCAAGTGGCAGGCTTGCGGGCCAAGGGGTCGCTGGGGCGCGGTAAAGCTATTACCTACCTTCACGGTACTGAGACCAGCTCGTGGGGCGACGAGGAAGGCTTGGCATCTCTGCTGGCTTCCCTTGCCGAGACCAATCCTTTGCGCCTGTATATGTTTGAGAGTACGGCGCGTGGCTTTAACATGTTCCACGACATGTATGCAACTGCCAAGAAAGCTAGAACCCAGAAAGCAATTTTTTGCGGCTGGTGGCGTAATGAGTTGTACTCCGCAGATCCTGAAGGTTCCGTTTACAAAACTTACTGGGACGGCAAGCTCTCTCCTGAAGAGAAAGAGTGGGTTAAGGAAATCAAGAAGCTCTACGGCGTTGAGATCAACTCGCGGCAGATTGCTTGGTGGCGCTGGAAGATGATCGAGGGCATCAAGGACGATGCTCTGATGTATCAAGAGTTCCCGCCGACAGAAGACTATGCCTTCATTATGACTGGCACTAACTTCTTTTCAAACAGCCGCTGCACGGAGGCCATGAAAGATGCGCGTAAGAAGCAGCCCGATTGTTACCGATATATGTTTGGAAACTACTTCCAAGACACGGAGGTCATCAAGTCCTCAGAAAAAGTTTGTACCCTCAAGGTTTGGGAAGAACCAATCGACACCGCCGTCTATGTCATTGGTGCAGATCCTGCGTATGGCTCGTCAGACTGGGCAGATCGTTTTTGCATCCAAGTCTATCGTTGCTACGCTGACGGTCTGGACCAAGTCGCTGAATTTGCAACATCAGAGCTTAATACTTATCAATTCGCGTGGGTTATTGCACATCTGGCAGGCGCGTACAAAAACTCGACTCTCAACCTTGAAGTTAACGGGCCTGGTCAAGCAGTTATACAAGAACTCACCAACCTTAAACGGCAAGCAACTGCTATCGGTTCTGTACCTGAAACAAGTCAGATGGGGAAAGATCTGATGAACGTACTCTCCAGTATGAAGAACTATATCTGGAGAAAGAACGATACTCTTGGCGGGCTGACCAACTCTATTGGATGGGTCACAACTGGGCCGTCCAAAGAGCGCATGATGAACTACACGAAGGACTACTTCGAGCGCCGGATGATGACCATCAACTCGACAGAACTCCTAGACGAGATGAAAACCATTGTCAGAAATAACGGAACAATTTCGGCCCCTGGTCGGGGCAAGGACGACCGAGTGATGGCAAGCGCGTTAGCGGTCGTAGCTTTTGCCGAGCAAGTTCAAAATCAAATGATCGTGCGCCGCATCACAAGAGACATGGCCCACAAGATTCAAGACCGCACTCCTGAAGAGCTTTCGGTTTCCCGTAACGTATCAACCTATCTGCGGAACATTGGTTATGGACCCAAAGATCTTCCCCAAAGGTGAACTCTATCGCCTGATGGATAGGTTCAACAAAGATCCTAAAAGAGTGATCTCTTGGCATTTCCTTGCCGAAATGACTGGCTTATCCGAGGGTCACCTCAAGGATGTGTTTGTTTTTAAGAAGCACCCACTGACAGAGATGGTACAGATCCGTGTTTCCTACGCTATGCGGCGTATTGAGGCTGGTGAAGTCGAGATTATGCGGAATAAAGACAATTCCCGCTTTATCCACTATAACAAAGAAAATAAGCCCAAAATTGTTAGAAATACGGGTTTGAGGGTTCAAAATGGGCAAATCAGGCTTAAATTGGGCCTGAAAAACGCCAATGACTATTCTGATGAAACTTTCGATGAACAACTTAAAAGGGGTACAAAATGGCAGTCTTGAAGTCTTACAAGTGCGAAGAACACGGGTATTTTGATGCGTGGGAGCAGAAATGCGAACATTGCGACGTTGAACCCAAGCAAGTGTTCATCAAGCCCTTCTCCATCAAGTCTGACCGGACCAAACGGACTGACACCAACCTCAAAGGTCTGGCATCGCAATTCAAGATGACCAACATCAAGTCTACCCGCGAAGGTGAGCACCAGTCTGGGTACTACACCCGCAACAACAAACAAGTTTCTAAGCAAGAACAAGAGTTTATGGCCGAAACTGCCAAAGGCAAGGAAGCTGCCGAGGGCGGCGTGATGTGGGGCGGAGGCGGCAATTTAAGTATGCCTTCCCTTATGAGCGGAAATGCGATAAAGTCCGTTCGTGGTGAGCCAGTCGGGTTTAACGTCAAGGGCGAAAACTTTACTGGACCCAAACCTAGTTCTATTATGAATGACCATCAGGGCTTGAGTCTCAAGGACGCTAAATGAGAATCCCAGAGAAGCATAACGAGCGAGAGTTCTTTTACCTAGACTTGATTAACAAGTGCAAGGTTTCCCTCGATGACCGCCGTTCAGACTACGCTTCTTATCGGTCATGGTATCTGTTCGGAGCGTCCCCAGAAGATTCTCCGGCAGCTTACAACAAGATCTATTCTCATATAGATCAATTGGTTAGCTTCCTTTATTCGTCGGAAACGACGCGCTTTAACATAGCTATCGGTGCGGCGGTTCACCCTGGTGAGCACACCAAGATCCCCGCACTGAGCCAGCTCCTGCACGATGAGTGGAACAACTCCAATGCCGATAAAGTGTTTACGGAAGCTCTTACTTGGTCGCTGTGTTACGGCTCCTGCTTTGTAAAGCTCGTTGCCCGTGAGAAGTCGATCTATCCTTACGTTCTTGACCCAGGTTCGGTCGGCGTGTTGCGTGAGGATGTATCGACCCTTGATCGTCAGCAGGCCATCACTCACACCTACTACATGACGAAATCAGATCTGTTTGACCGTCTGTATTCGCACCCACGGCGCGATGACATTGTTGCTCGCGTGACGGCTTCTCAATACACTCCGTCGATAATTCCTGAAGGTATTCAAAGGCTTGTGACAAGCCAAGTGAACCCTACCATGTATGGTAACGTCAACCTTAACCTGAGCGCACCTAACAGGTTCCGCGCCAAGGTTGGCGAAGATACCATCGAGATGACAGACCTTTACATCTGGAACGACGAGATCAAGGATTATCAGATTGTCACTCGTGCAGCACCAGATGTAATTATTTACGACCGTCCGCTTGAGCAGATGTTCTTGCGTGGCGAGCTGCCAATCATTCAGATCTGCCCGACCCCGCAATATGACTATTTCTGGGGACAACCTGAAGTTCAGAAGCTGGTTGTGCTGCAAGATATGCGTAATCGCCGCATGTCCGAGATCCTTGATTTGCTGTCCAAACAGGTCTCCCCACCGACAGCTTTGACTGGGTTCTCCGGCATTATTGACGAAAAAGACTTTGCGCTGAACCGTGCTGGCGGCTTGTTTATGACCGACATGCCTCAGACTAAAGTTGAAAAGCTGGCTCCTAACATCCCGCAAGATCTTTATGCTCAGCTTAAAGAAATTGACTCCATGTTCGAAGAGGCTTCTGGCATTTCCAACGTATTGTCTGGTCGTGGCGAAAGTGGTGTTCGGTCGGCTGGTCATGCCTCTCAGTTGGCTCGGTTAGGATCAAGCCGTGCAAAGAAACGGGCGCTCATGGTCGAAGACTCCCTTGAGAAAATGTCTACTCTTTATCTCAAATTACTTCAGGCCTATAACGACACAC